TTGACTGTTATAGTTGATATTTACGAAATTTCATTTGGAGATGAAACTTTGTCTGACGATCCTCTATTGTTATTTAATCAAGCGAACACTGATACTGGTGTTATCGGTTCCCTCACCTCTATTAGTCAAGACTTTCGTGGCGTTACGCCTTTTGATCTCGCACCTGCTGCTAACAATTTGGCTAAGATGCGTATTTTGAAAAAGACACAGTTTCAAGTTCAACAAGGAGAAACGTTTACGTATCAAATGCGTGATTCTTATACTCATTATGTTACGAAAAATGATGTTATTGATGGAAGTGGATTTATTCAACCCAGAGCTACAAAGATTATGTATATTGTTACGAAACCCGTCGGAATTATTACTACGAATCAAACTATTTCTCTCGGAGCTTATGTTACTCGAAAATACAAGTACAAATTTATCAGTCCTAATTCAAGCTTTGATGGAATTGGAACTACAACAGCGTAGTTTATTAAATGATGTTTTCTGGAAAATATGTTATGTTCAGTCTTCTTAAGAGAGCGTTCTTTGAATCTTCATTTACGGAGGGGTACCACTCTCTGGGATCGACGTTAGAGGTGATCCAAATTCGCTGTGCTCGTAAAGTGACTGCACCGAACTTGCACTCGACATTGACGGGATATCTATCGAACCATCGTAAGATGTGGGAAATGTTAATATCCCCGCGGAATTCGTCGATGACGACATTGGGTCCACCGTCGTATCCATCCCAAAATTTGGTGCAAGGATCTTTTGGGAATGCACTGAGACCGGCTTCTTCCCACGCTCGTCTGGACTTTCCTGTTCCTGGAGCGCCCCAAAAAACGAAGACTTCTCTTTCAATGGCGACTGGCTGTAGAAAATCCTTTTCGATTTGTTTGAGTGTCCGATAGTTTCTGACTCTGATGTCTGCGGGGATCTCTTCAAGCTTGCCTTGCTTAGCGGATTCCCAGATAGCTGTCCAATCTTCTGCACGATTTCGCTTGAAGGCCAGTGATCCAAATTCGAATTGCGTTCCTTCCACTCTGGTGTCTTCTTTCCAGACGTATTCGATTGCAGCTTCCGATCGAGACAATTCACAATGGCAAGATTGTCCGAAGTCATTCTTAACTCGAGAAGCTGATACTTTCTTCGGGAAAGTTGCCAACACTTGCCAATGCAGAAATCCTCCCTCGCCGAGTTCCAATTGCCCACGGAGGTATTGTGTACCGGGCATATGGTAGGGGAGGAAATCCCGATGGGGGATGGTGAGCATCCAATATCTTCCTTGTTGTGCTGGCATGCCATGAACAGAAATTGAATTTCCAGATGTCCTTTTATAGTTTTTCAGTGTTTGGTGGCTTGCGGTTGGCTTGCCAACTTCGTCTTTCCCACGCGTTGCAACCAATAGCGGCACTTGCCATTTTCGGAACGAACTGCTGACGTGGTAGCCATTAGATAGAAGCCATCTTCTTTCTTGAATTTGCGTTTCGTAGTAGTCCAAATTTCACTGCCTGAAGGCAACTGGAGCGAAGCAGAAGCGAATGAGCGTGGATTCATTGAATTGAAAAAAGAACAAATTAACCCTAACCCAATCAGTACCCGTTAGCTGAATCATCTCCACAACCTAACCTTAGTGCCCAGCGGAGCGTACCATAGCTGGTTATAGAAAACTTCTCCGAACGGAGAGAGAGGAGGCGACCCGAAAGGGGCGTAAGGTTGCACCCTCCCGCACCTATGGCTGCGGGAGGGCCCCCGGAGGGGTGCTTCATGAGGATGCCACGAAAGTGGCGTGCGAGACCAAACGTAGGGAGGGGTCGCAGGGGAGGGGCACCCTCCCCCGAGCCGCTCTGTGACCGGCGGTGGTAGCCGCCTTAGTATTACTTACAGAGCGGCGTCTACCGTCTACCTTTGGGTATAAAAAGGCCAGTAACAAATAAATTATTTATGTCACTCTTTTTCTTTAAAAGATGTATCGTCGTTCTCGTTTTCGCCGTCGTCGCCCATTCCGTACCCGTCGTCGTACTAGATATCGTAAACGTATATCTAAACGAAGATATATTAGTGGAAAATCAACTACTGCCGAAAGGGATTCCCGAGTTCAATATTATAAGAAACGAGTTTCTCCTTATCGACGTCGAGCAGTTACTAGATTTCATAGAAAAGTGCGGTCTGCCGTCCTAAAGGATGTTGGTACCCGTACTGTTATCCTTACCAGTCGATTCCTGAATTCGAAAACAAATCCAGCTGGTGAACAACTTGTTGGTTCGATCGCTATGTACGGAAAAAATGGCGAAACTGTGTCATTCAGTGTTGGGAATGATGATCTTGAACGTATTGTGACGAATGAGTCAACTGTTGGTAACAATGGAAAATTTTGGTTTCAAAGTTGTGTTGTTGATGCAACGTTTTTAAACGAAAGCTTTCAGACTGGCGAAAATCCGAACCCTTTGACTGTTATAGTTGATATTTACGAAATTTCATTTGGAGATGAAACTTTGTCTGACGATCCTCTATTGTTATTTAATCAAGCGAACACTGATACTGGTGTTATCGGTTCCCTCACCTCTA